TTCCCGCAGCTTTTCGCTAACGTCCTCGTTGGTGTTCAGCCGTTGACTGGTCCGGTTGGCTTGGCATTCGCCCTCCGTTACATTTACAAGACCAATAACCCGAACGAACTCGTTGAAGCTGCATGGAAGGCTGTTCCGCGCTTCTCTGGTTTCACTGGCTCTACCGCTAACGGTGACGGTGAATGGGATGCAGGTACTGGTGTTGATACTCAGTCTGCAGAAGGTTGGAAGATCACTGGCCCGACGTTTGGTTCTGATGACCCGTCTGTAAGCCGTAAGATGCCGGAAATCGGCCTTATGCTCAGCCGTCAGTCTATCGTTGCTAAGACTCGTAAGCTCGCTGCTTCCTTCTCTCTCGAATCTGCTGCTGATATTAAGGCTATGCAGGGTATCGAAATGATGACGGAAATGATCAACGTGCTCCAGGCAGAAATGACCGCTGAAATGGACCGTGAAACTATCGGTCGTTGTAAGTCTCTCTGCACTCCGCGTGTCTTCAACAAGTCTACGACTACTCTCGCTAACAACGATGGTTTCATCGGTACAAATTCTCAGGAACGTTTCGGTCTCATCATCACGCACATCATGAAGGGTGTTAACGACGTTCGTACTGCTACTCGTCGTGGCGCTGCTAACATTGCAGTTGTCTCTCCGGACGTTGCAACTGTTCTCCAGTGCGCTAACCCGTGGTTCACCAAGGTTGCTCACGAAGTTAACGGCTCTGCTGTTACTCCGGAAATGGGTACTTTGAATGGTGTTGTTAAGGTCTTCTGTGACCAGTACGCTGTTGACGAATTCGGTGCAAACGACAACGGTGAAGTTCTTCTTGCATTCAAGGGCTCTAGCCTCTATGATGCAGGTGTTATCTTCTGCCCGTACGTTACTGGTGTTGTCAACCAGGCTATCGACCCGAACGACTTCAGTCCTCGCGTCGGTATCATGACCCGTTATGGCTTTGCTCATAACATGCTCGGTGCTGAAAACTACTACCGTCTCCTCAAGTTCAACGGTCTGTTCGCTCAGGCTCCGGAAGAACTTGTTTGGTAATCTGGTAATTGAAGTAACATTTTAAAAATGCAGGTTGACGAAACCTGCATTTTTTATTATATTTTATTTTATAAATAACGTGCTAGGTGCTGAGTATGGAAGATAAACTTAAATGTAAAGAATGCGGTCAGGAATTCAGTAAGATTGATTGTGTGACACGTCATGCTAAAATGGTTCATAAGATGGAACCTAAGGCTTATTATGATAAGTGGTTTAAAACTGCAGACGAAGGTAAATGTAAGTGCTGTGGTACGGAAACCAAGTATTGGAATCTGGAACACGGTTATCGTGAGTTTTGTTCTCGTAGATGTTTTTGGAAAGTAACGACGCAATTGGATTCGGTTAAGGAAAAACGTGAACAGACTTGTAATAAAAAATATGGTTCTAAAAACTATATGCAGAGTCAGGATTTTAAAGAAAAATCAGAACAGACAAACTTTAAAGAATATGGTGTAAAGAATGCAGGTGGTTCTGTAGAATCCATAAAGAAGATTAAAGCTACGAAGCTTGCAAATCACGGTTCTGAAACGTACAATAATATGGAACAGACTTATGCGACAAAAGAATTAAAATACGGCGATAAGTATTATAATAACAAAATGCAGTCTCGTAAAACATGGAATGCGAAGTATAATATTGATATTACGTCACCGATGCAAATTCCAGGAGTTAAGCAGAAAGCTTTATCTTATAGGTCAAAAATGACAACGCCGGAAAAGAAAGTTTATGAATTTCTTAAAAATCGTAAATTCGTGTTCGAATACGGATATGAACTTAACGGTAAGTCTTTTGATTTTGCTGTTTTTAATGATAACGAATTGAAGTTATTAATTAAAATTGATGGAATCTATTATCATGGTTTATCAGAAGACAGTAACGGTAAACATGTTCGTGGAGAAAATGATTGTGAACGATTTAGTAAAGTTCCGGAAAACGTGAAATATATCGTATGTGACGATACTAATATTGAAAAATGTTTTGATGAAATTACTAAAGTATATGATATGGACTATGAGGAATGGGTTAAATCGATTATTAGCGACTTGCCTAAAGAATTTCCATATCCGAAATATTCGATTGAACGTATTGAAAAAGACTGGAAACATTTACAGGAATGGAAATGGAACAAGAATTCATATGTAGGTTCTAGTATTATCCGTAATTTTCATGAAAGTATCTGGGAGGCACGGGTTGGCAATAATATCAGTCCTGTAGAATGTTGGAGTAATAAAGAATTATTAGAAAAGACAGTCCGTAACAGGATGATCTACAGTTCTCGACTTAGTTCTCAATGTATTGTAGATGGTTTCAATGTTTCGAAAATTGCACCCAAGGTTTCAGTATTTAATCCTATGCTGGCCAAGCATTTGATTGAAACATATATGAAATTTGATTCTGATAAACAGGTATTTGATCCGTTTAGCGGTTTTAGCGGCAGAATGCTTGGTACATGTTCGTTAGGAATAAAATATATAGGTCAGGATATTAACCAGAAACATGTAGACGAAAGTAATAAGATTATTAAAGCATTAAATTTGGATGCTACGGTAACATGTAAGAATATATTTGATTCACATGGAGTATATTATTCATTATTTACATGCCCGCCATACAATTTAAAAGAAATATGGAATGATAAAGAAATTAATATGTCATGTGACGATTGGATTGATTTATGTATGAAAAATTTTGATTGTCATGAATATTTATTTATAGCTGATAAGACTGAAAAATATAAAGATTTTATTGTTGAAACCGTCGATAATAAGTCACATTTCAGTAATAATAAAGAATATGTTTTATATATCAGTAAATAAAAATAAGCCGGAATTAAGTTCCGGTTTATTTTAGTTGTTCTTGATATAGCCTTTGTTATATAGGAAAATAAGGAAAGAGTACAGGTGTTTACATACCGTACTTTCTTTTTTCGGGTTACGAACCTTATTCGGAATATGGCTAAAGCTTTGAATAGGTTCTGCCTGAGTAGTATTTTTAAAATTTGGGTGGCTGACATTGTATCTGTAAGCATTGCATGTACAGTTTACTTTACCGATATTCATAATCGAGAACGGTTGTTCAATGTCGTCACGGTGAAACATAGCAGTCACTTGGTATCTTTTACTCGGATCGCTTTCAGAAACGACGATGCCTGTACATTTCATAGTATCTTTATCTTTTCCTTCGACGTGGAAATTTGCGACATGTGCTTCTTTGTCGGAATAAGGAAAAACCTTTCTAAAATTATCTAGCATATCTTGAAGTGACATAGTAGCTTCATCAACCCTACGGCCTTCAATCATATTCATATATTCTTTGAAATTCATATAATATTTATAGATAATTATAAATAATATAAAGTATTAAGGAGTTTTATTATGGACATTAAAAAGTCATTTAAACGTTTTAAAAAGAATTATATTCGTGAATCTGAAGCGCTCGATGCAGAAGATTTATTTGTTGATGTCGACCTTGAAGGAACAAACGAAGAAAGATATCAAATTGACGTATATTATAATGAAGATGGTGGTTTCCCGGATTTCGATACTGAGTTACCGTCTGAAACATTGACATATACTTATGATGAACTGGTTGCCGAACTCGGACAGGAAGCTGCTGATGAATTGATTAATAACGGCTCTTATGATTCGGGTAACAATACTTATTATAAACTTGTTGAAGGTTCATCCAGTGAAGAAACTGATATAGAATTCACAGATCCTGAAGAAAATATTGATGCCGGTTACGATACAGATTTCAATGAATCTTGTTGTGGTGGCGGTAAGAAGAAGTCTAAGAAGGGCAAGAAGGGCAAGAAGGATAAGAAGTCTAAGTTTGTTCCGTTCTGGGCAAAGAAGAAGGACAAAGAAATTAAGGAAGCATTGAAGACACTTAAGTCTGCAGGTTATTCTATCATTAACGAAAGCGGAATGGAATATGAAGACGATGCAACTGGTTTCGGTATTGCTTTCGATGATTCTGATTACTACACAGAAGAAGGCGAATGTGAAGTTTGCGCAATCTGCGGAAGAGAATCTTGCGACGGTGAATATGACGAAGATGGAAACTTTGTTTGCAGTGACTGTGCCGAAAATTCTCTCGAACAGCCTATGGAAGAAATTGACCCGATGGATATTTACTTCCGTGCAGCAAAGGCAGACAATATTCGCGACATGAATCGTTTTGTTCGCTAAGCTTAAAATGAATTAAAAATAAGCCCGGATTAACTTCCGGGTTTTATTTTTTCTAAAAATCTGGATAAATGTTATAAATATATAAAACATTAAAAGGATTTTTACAATGGAAGCAAAGAAATTATTGTGCGAAGAAGCCTGCGCCGAAGCTAAAATGCTTATGGAAGATGCAGGAAATAATACAAAGACAATGTATATTTCAGGTCCGTTCATGATGGCAGAAGAAGTAAACCGTAACGGTCGTACTTATTCCCGTTCTATCATCGAACGCGAAGTTAACAAGTTCCAGAAGCTTATCGAATCTCGCGAAGCTCTTGGTGAACTTAACCACCCAGATACTATCGAAATTAACCCGAAGGAATCTGCTATCATGATTACCGAACTTAAGATGGACGGTAATCTCGCTATGGGTAAGGCAAAGGTTTTGCATACTCCTAACGGTAAGATTCTTGAATCCCTTTTGAACGACGGTGTTCGTATGGGTGTTTCGTCTCGCGGTACTGGAAACCTTACTGAAGGAAATATGGTCGCTGAAGACTATTCACTCGTAACCATCGATTCTGTGTACATGCCGTCTGCCCAGGTCGCTTATACTGACCCGATGTATGAATCTGTACAGTATGTTTCTAAGTGGGTTCTGAATGAGGCTACGGGCCTTTATATTGAACAGCGTGAAAAGGTATTCGAAGCACAGAAGAAGTTCAATAAGGCTGTCGATAACGGTGGTTCTAAGGAAATTATTAAGGCTTTCAAGGAATTCTTGGCAAGCATCTAATAATAAAAATATTTTGAAACCGGAGTTAATTCTCCGGTTTTTCTTTTTATACAAGAAACTCCGGAAAACTGTTATAAATAAATATAGGTGCAAGGGAATAAGCCTTTGCATAGGATATTTTAGGAGAAATAAAAATGAAACGTAGAGAAGATCAATACAATGCTGGTAACGATTACCTTCAGGTCACTTCCGATTACTTCGTAACTGCTGATGATGCTGCTGAAAAGGCATCTAAGGTCCCGGGTTACAAGGCATATTCTGACGGTCTGTACCATTACACGACTGTTCCGGTTTATGAACTTTCTGGTGGTGTTTCTGCACTCAACAAGCGTGTCTTCACGAAGCTTCCGCAAGACAAGTGGGCACCGGCAACTTTCGATGGTATTTCTGCATTCTCTGCTATTAATGCTGCTAGCGCAGTGTTTAGCCCGGATTACTCTAAGGCAGAATATGACTTCGAAACTGACAACACTTGGAGTGGCACACCTGCTGCTAAGTAATCTTACTGCATAAGTAAATGAACTTAAAAGACCTCAGAGTAAAATCTGAGGTTCTTTTTATAATATATCGAGAATTTTTTCAATATCTTTATTGCATTTTCGTTGCCAGGCTCTTTGTGCATTTTGAAGTTCTTTTGTAAATTCTTCTTTATTATAGTTAAATGCGTTGGCGTATATTCTGGAACCGTCAGTATAATGGAATCTGCATCGTATTTCGTTGAGCGATATGGCAATACTTCCTATCTGGTATTTATCAGACAGGCCGATCCAATACATCTCGTCAGAAAGCTGTTTATAGACGATACAATACTGGTTTAGTATTTCTTTGATGTCGTCTATCGTGTTGATATACGGAATGCTCATATTTTATATATTAGCATGGGGCGATAACCGAATAGTTACCGCCCCAAGGAACTCCTTGTACACTAGTACATGAGATTACATTTTAGAATACTTCATTCCGCGTTTATTTAGAATTTCAGTAAACTGTTCAAGAGCCTTTGCGCTCATACCGGTAATCGTAACGCTTTCGTCACTGTTATCAACATCGACACTAGCAGTAGCCTTGTGTTCGCTGTTATATGCTGCGACCATTCGGTTAGCCATTTGCGTGATACGTGCGAACGAAGAGCTATCGCATGCGAATGTTGCAGGACCGCTTGCACGAGGTGCAGCTTCACCAGACTTCTTGGTAATCTTTTTACCTTCAGAATCTGATTTACCAAAAACAATATCTCTAATGGCTTCTTTAAGCGCAGACGTACCGAGACCGACCTTTCTGACATTCTTACCAGAGCTGCTCAAAAGGCTAATTTCTTTCCAGTTATCGAAATCTTTAAAACCTTCTTGCGCCATCTTATAACGAACAGCGTCGCCATAGTCGTCCGGAGAAACGCCGATATATAGCAAATTATTATTAGGATCATCAACAGTAGTCAAGTCCGAATAATTATTCATTGCAGCATGGAATACACGAGTTTTATCTTCTTTTCCATCGACTGGAAGTTTGATTTCAATATATGGCTGGTTAACGCAAGTACCGTAAATTTTACGCATGAAATCTGCTCTACGGTCAAGTGAAATTGTCGTATAGAAGCCAGTATCATGACGGAAGTCATTCTTTTTACCGCGAGATTGACGGTCACGGAAAACTTCAACCTTACCAGTAGCGAATTCACTGTTCTTGATAATCGGACCAAGATTTGCAAGGCGTTCCGGGCCTACGACAAGAGCATCCTGTTCATCGTTTCTCCAGTAGAACTTGGCATAGAAGACGTGTTCTTCAGCGATACGGTGTAATTCAGCAGGCAATTTATCATCGAATGTCGGTGCAGGTTCTGCGCCCCTGAAGCATTTTGCAATCGTCTTGTTAGTTGCGATTTCTTCCTTAATACCTTCGATGTCCTGGATTCCATAAACAATAGTAAACTGGCGGTTTTCTGCAACTTCTTGCTTACCGACGAATGTCTTACAGTTACAGTGATAGAAGAGCGCGAGCGGTGCGAACTTACCAACATCAGGTTCATAGTTGGTTGCCCAGTTTTGAAAACGGATTGTGCTGAAGTAATAACCGATACGTGACGGCATTGGTGTTTCCTGGTCGCCATCCATACTTGCGCCACTGTTGAAATGGACGGAAATCGCCCATTTCATGAGTTTCACATAGTTAGGCTCATGTGAAACAGCTTCTTTGATATAATCATAAGCATTTTCGAATAGATTCATTTTAAACCCTTTTTTAACGTTTATATTATTTATAGTATAAAGATTTGCGGAATTATAAATATTAAAGCTATTATTAGGGAAATTAAAAATGTTTAATAAGTCCGCAGAACTTCGCGGTCATGGTGAAAAAATTGAAATGTCCAAGGAACAGATGGATGAGTTCATCAAATGTTCCAAGGATATATTTTATTTCTGCAAGTATTTCTATATCATTCAGGATAAGAAAGGTGCAGCGCCGATTGAACTCCGCGAATATCAAGAAAGAATTATCCAGATGTTCCTTGCCACATATAAAGACAAGGAAGGTCATATAAGAAATAACAGAATTATTACCCTAGGTCGTCAGGGTGGTAAAACGACTATTTGTACGCTCTACATTCTCTGGTATGCTTTGTTTAACAAGGATAAGGAAATTGCTGTTTTGGCTAACAAGGAACAGCAGGCTAAAGAAATTATGCAGAGAATTAGGGCGGCAGTTTTGAAATTGCCTTTATGGCTACAGCAGGGAATTAACCCTGACCGTGGCGGTTGGTCAAAAGAATCGATTGGTTTTGATAACGGTTGTAAAATTTTCTGTGCTGCTTCTGGTTCGTCTGCAATTCGTGGTAGAACGGTTGACTTGATGTTGGTGGACGAATTTGCGTTCTTGCCTCCAGAAGATGCTGACGACTTTATTAAGTCTGTGTTCCCGACTCAATCTTCTCGTTCCGACGCTATGTTGATTTTGATTTCGACGCCGCACGGAATGAACCAGTTCTATAACATCTGGCAGAAGGCTGTTGCCGGTATCAATTCGTTTGTTCCTGCAAAGGTACAATGGAATGAAATTCCGGGTCGTGACGAGACGTTTAAACAGAAGATGATTCGTGACCTTGGTATTCAGACGTTCATGCAGGAATATGCCTGTTTGTGCCCTAACGAGAAAATAACGGTCAAGGACGAAGTCTCTGGAATAGAAATAACTGATACCATAGCCAATATTTATGAGTTATGGGAAGACGGATTTATAAAATAGCTATAAATAACATATGAGTATAACCAACGCAGATTTGGCATCAGTTAACGAGAATTTACGTGACATTCGCGATTATTCAGAGAAGCTTGAAGCACTGGATAATTTAAAGAAGTATTTGGATTCTAAAAGTACAATCAATAAAAGTATAAAGGAATCTGGCGTAAAGACGACTGCTGTAGGAAATAAGTTAAAGGGTGTTATTCAGACATTCAAGTCTTCTCTTATTACTACGATTAAAGATTCTGCCGATAAGTTGGATAAAACGCTCAATACGATTTTCAAAGATATAAAAGTTGGCGGCAAGGGATTATATAAGACTAAGGCCGAACAGCTGGAACCGGACAAGGCATTGTCTGCGACGATAGTTTCGCCGTTGGAAGTAGCAAAGTCAGCAGTCGTTTCCGAAAACGACAAGGTACCAGAATTTGAGTCTCCCGAAATTGTAAAAGCCTTGGATAATGTCGCAATTTTACAGAGAGAAAACAACAAGCTGTTCGACAAGTTTATAAAGACCGAACAGAAAACAAAACAGGATAAAAATACAGAAGCACTTGTAAACAAGCCTGTCGCTCCAGTTACGCCGAAAGAGAAAAAGGAAAAGGTTGAAAAACCAAAATTTCCGTTTAATTTCAAACAGTTCATGGGCGGATTAGGAAAGATACTTAAGGGTATATTAAATCCTGTATCATTGATTATAGCGTTCGTTACGAAAACGCTTCCGTATGTTTTGATTGCAATAGCGTTCCTTAAAGGATTCTGGCAAGGAATCGGCGAGGAACTACGAGAGAAATTTACGATATTAGGTAAAAAGATACTTGTCGGGCTAGGAATAATATTTGGTTTGTTTAAAGGCGGGCCTATACTTATCAGAGTATTGACTCTTGCGTATCATGCATTACGAATCAGCTGTTTGCTTATCGAGCATACAGGTAAGATGTTATTGCTCAAAATAAAGATGGCTCACGAGACTGAAACATTTGCAGAAGAGAAAGGGCTTAATATATTTAAGCGCGGGCTTGAGTTCGTTAAGTTCTTGCTGGAAAAAGCTTTTATCGGATTCAAGATATTGCTTGAAGTTGCCAAGTTCGTTCTTGTAGCCGCAGCCGCAGTTCTTGTTGTCGGTTTGTTTATTCTGCTTATTGCCGGAATATTCTTATTATTCTATAAGTTCGGTGATTATTTCATTGCCGGTATTAAGAAAATTATAAGTATATTCTTGGATGTTGGTAAGTTTATCATTAATATATTTAGCGCTATTCCGCGAATGATTATCGATGGCGTATTGTCGTTGTTTAGCGGATTGTCAAAATGGATTTTTGGCGATAAGGATAAGACATCAGTAACGCCGGCGACACAGGAACAGCAGATAAATACAAAATCTGAAGTGACATTCGGAACTGAATTGAAGAATGAATTCCAGAATATGTTAAAGTCTATAACTGAACCGCTGAATACGATTAATAAGGCAGTTCAGTTTATCGCAGCCCAGACTATGTACAGTAATCTTATGGTTGGCGGCATGACTGGAATTTCTCAGCAGACTATTAGGACTATGGCATCTGTTGTTTCTGCCGTGACGGAAGAAAACGACAAGAAGGCTTCGGCTGTCGCATCGGATCTTATTACGACGAATAATAATTTCAATGTACCGAACGGCATGGCAAGCGACATAGATACATTGAAGAAAGATATTACTAACATGAAAGGCATAATGGCCGACTTGTATGAACTTATGGATAATTGGCATAAAGAAGGCGGAAATACGCCGTTTATGCCTGTTAGAATGACTAGACGTTAATATGGCTGGATTGATAAATTTTTATAAGCAACCTGAAGGAAGAACATCGGTTTCGTCTACGTCGCCGGTGTATGTTTCTCATAGGTTCAGTCTGTTTATTAATGAAGACTCGCTCGTAAAAGGCGAACAGATGAAGACTACGAGAATCAACGGC